GCGGATCGCGTCTGCGGAGAGGGTGGAGAGGGCTTCCTTGGCGATACGCTGAATAGTGCCGATGTCGCTGGCGATGGCATAGGCCATACCGCTCAACTTGGCACCTTCAGCATCCGCCATGCGCTGAAGATAGCCCAGCGGATTGCAGACATCTTCGAGTGCCTGGCGGTACGCCGCCTCGCGCACCCGCTCCACCGCCTCCCGATCCATCGCGGGCGGGGCGGCGCGGGTGTTCCAGGCGGCGATGGCAAGATCACAGGTGTCTGCCCAAGGGCCATCGATCAGGCAGTCGCCACAGCATATGTGCCACTTTGCGGTCGTGATATGGCGCGCCGCCTCAACGCCCCGAATATTTTCGCACCAGGGGTTCGGACACGGCAGCATCTTCGTGCTTTCGGGTATGTCAGCCACGGGCGGCCTCCTCATTGCGTCGAATGCGGGCTTGCAAGCGGGCAAAATTCTCCGGCTTTTCAAAGAACCGGATCGCGGCCTTGGCGCGCTTGTTGGCAATATCCCGGCGTGATTTCAGGCGCTCAGCTTGAGCCTTGCCGACACGGACGGCGTCGAACGCCTTAGTGTCCATGTAGCGAGCTAGGCCTTCGGACAGCGTACGCTGCTTCGTGCCGTCGACTGGCACAGGCTCGCCAATGCCATCGGAAATCATCTCAACGTCCACGGGCATCACTCCATTTCTTCTCGACCGCCGCGCCGGGCATTCATGCCGGGGATTGGTCGACGGGGTGGCGCAGAGGTGGGTCATGATACGCTGACCGCTAGGCCGCATATGGCGACAGCGATTACGGCACAGCCTAGAATGGCCAGCGGCGGTGACCACCACTGCGAAAGCAATCGATCCAGCCGGCTTTGATAGCGATGGCCTAGATAGCTCATTAGAAACAGCAACGCGGCCATCAGAAAGAAGAAAGCGGCTATCTTCATTCCCCCGCCTTCCCCATGTCCTCATCCCCGCTCAGAGATTGCGATCCAGCGGCAACGCGCTTCTCACCAGCGTTGGGGTCAAGGGAGGTGGTGTCGAACGGCACGTCATCGGACAGCTGCGCAAAGTCGTCAGCGACCCGGCACAGTGCCTGAATTTCGTCCATGATCGGGCGGACGATCGGCCGGGCGGCCTTGCCAGCGTCGGACTGCCACCAGTCGGTGAAAGCCTTGGTCCCGCCGCGCGCAATCTCGCGAGCGTCGTCCATGACCTGCTTCTGCTTCTGCGCGTCACCCTGACCGTAGGCCCATTCCGCCATGGCAAAGCCGGTGGCCTCACCCATCGGGCGGCGCTGGTCGAACAGGCCCTTGAACTGGTCCGCGACCTTGATCTGATGGACCGGGCAGCCTGGCGCGGACGGGTCCAGAATGACCATAGCAGTCATCTCGAACATCAGGTCGCCATCGCTAGCGGGGTCCCACGGCACGTCCTTCCGGCGGGTCTTGGTCGCGCGGGCATTCTCTGCCTTGTCGCCAAAGCCCTTCTGCATGACCGGCTTGGCGCGCGTGCAGATGATGATGTTGGTCTTGGCGCGGATGATGCGGTCGATCAGGCGGCGATAGCGCGGCTTGACCTCCGCCCATGCCAGCTGGCTGAACTTCGACGGGTCGACCTCGTAGCGGCCATTGGCGCGCTTCTCGGCAGCCTGCACCAGCCGATTCAGCGCCTGCGCGTGTTCGTCCAGCACGCCGCCCACGCCTTCCCAGGCATGGCTAAAGCTGTCGATGATCAGGACCGGCAGTTTGGCCTCTTCCGCTGCGTCGATGACTTCGATCCAGCGCTGCACCCCGAACCCGACCACCTCGCCATCCGCATTGAGCGCGGTGAAGTCGAAGTGCATCATCTCGGGGAACGCTTCCTTGTAGTGAAGCGCCCGCTTGTTCTCGGTGTCGACATAGCCGATTGGCGCGCCCTTGTTGCCGGTGACACGCTCGGCAATGCCACGCGCCACACGCAGCGCGGTGAAGGTCTTGCCGGTGCCCGAGCCGCCAGACAGTCCCAGGGCGATCGTGCGAGGCTCAGTAATTTCCGTGACAGGAATGAACCTGATCATCGTGTTTGCTCCTGATAGATTTCGAGAATGCGGGCGATCTTGGCCTCGGCAGCCTCTGCCGCCTCAAGGATCGCCGCCTGAATTACGGGGTCGGGGTAGACCCGGATGACGGACATCGGCAGCTTCTCGGAGAAGCTGCAGAAGTCGATCCAGTCCAGCTCAGCCACCAGCAACCCGGTCTGGTGCTGCATGACGAACTCGGCCGGTATGGAGCCGGTCAGCGCGTATTCCACAACCGTCTGAACTTGATACTTCTGCTTGCGGCTCTTGACCTCGATTGCGCCGTTGCCTTCGCTGTCAGGCTGGGGCAGCCCGTCAGGCGAATAGGCCAGTGTGAAGCCCCACTTGTCGTTCGTGATCAGCCCGACTTCACGCACCGGCCCGAACCGCTCGGCATACTGCGCACGTGCTTCAAGCTCGTCGTTCTGACCACGGATCATATCCATGCTCTGGAAGATCGGCTCGACCGACTTGGTGATCCGCTGCGCCGCCAATTCGTACAGGTGCTTCTTGCAGGCGTCGTCATCCGCAACGACCTTCCATTCGCGCTGTGCGTAGGGCGTGCCGTCTTTCTTGATCCGCGTCTCTTCCTTCGGGGGCGGGTTCAGGATCAGCTTGACCTCGCTGGCGCTGAGCAGACCACAGCGGGCCGCCAGCCAGTCGATTGAACCCTGCTGGAACTGCTGGTGGATGACCTTGCCCATCACAGCACGCACCAAAGGACAACAAGCCCCCCGAACAGCAGGGTCATGGTGGCGATCTCGGCTGCAACACGCCACGCGGTCCACGGGCGGCCGTGTTCGTCATAAAAGCGAGGTTCGGCCCGTTCGCGCTGTGCGTCGGTCATCGGCGCGGACCATGTGTGGTTCCGGCCGGTACGGGTGATGCTGCGCGGGATCATGCGAAGCGCTCCAGATAGAGGGCTTCCCGGCGATCTTCGGCACGACGCTCGGCGGCATCGTCAAGCATGTCGCGGTAATGCGCCATGCACTCGTCTGCAAAGGCCTCCAGATCAATGTCGCCCGTCTCGTACTCAGCAATGACCGGAACCACGCTCAGCACTTCGACGCTGTCAGGCTCGCCGGGGTCGACCAGAGTGGCTTTGCAACCACGATGGAAAATGTAGGTCACTTCGACCTCGCATTCACATTCACAGCCAGCGCTGTTGTGCCACATGTGATTTGTGGTGAAGCTATGCTCGCTCATGCTGCCTGCTCCATCGACTGGAGGTCGCCAATCACTGGCGCAGGCAGACGCTTTTCATTCAGCGCTTTGATGCTGCTCTCGATCGCCTCGCGGACGGTCGGCAGGTTCATCAGCACGCTGAATACACAGAACCCATCGGCGTGGACGGTACTGTAGAACCGGATCGATCCATCCTCCTCACGCTGCGCCGTCACCTGTAGGGTGTTGACGCCAGACGAGGACATGACCTGGTCAAGCTGCTGTTCGAGGGTCATGCCCGTGCCCCCTCATCATTCGAGGGCAGGAACCAGCCGCGATGATCGCGACGGCGCGGAGCCTTGAACGGCGCCAGTTGCGTGGCGAGCTCCATGTTGCACTGAAACAGCTTGAGGTTCTGGCTCGACTGGTCAGCGTTGATCTGCTCCAGTGCGGCGATCTGACCGTTGCGCGCTTCGAGCAGCGCCTCGGCAGTCTTGGCGCGGTCCAGCAGGAAGCGCTTCTCTTCCTCAAGCTCCTGATACGCCGCATCCTTCGCGTTCATTTCCGCGACGTGCGTGGACTTACGAATGAAAAACATCATGTGTCCTTTCCGGTGGCGAGGGTGATGGCGGCGATCGCCTTCTGGCGAGCCAGCAAGAATGCGTGGATGAGCGCGAGCTGATCGTTTTCCTGCAATTCGGCAGGGTTGATCGCTGCGATGCCTTCCAGCGCCTCCAGCAGCGTCGCATTGACGCCGCGCAGACGATCAGCCTCAATGCGATCGGCCGATGCCTGACGTTCCGCTGCACTGATCCGCTCGGCGATATTGAACGCCAGATTGTCGCGCAGATAATCCTGAGTCGTGTCGAGCAACCCGGCGTAGATGTCAGCCGATGCCTGCTTGATCAGCGGCTGAACCGCCTTCTCGATTGCCGTCACGACGTCATCCGCAACGTCTTCCCACGGCTGGTTGATGATCTTCTCAGCCATTGTGCTGCTCCTCTTCGGCCCACCGTGCGAGCTGGCGGGCGCGGCTTGC